GGGCGCTGCCGCCTGGATGTATTGGGGCAGCACGGCAAAAGCAAATGCGGAACAGGTCGAAAAAAGCGTTTTTGAAACGTCCAAATCGATTGTTGAAACCCTGGATGCGCAAATCAAAAGGATTGACGAGCGCAACGCCGCGCTCGCTTACAAGCCAGACCTGAAAGAAAACGCCTCGACCGAGGCCATCGGCGCGCTGCAGCAAAAAATCAATCAGCTCCAGTCGCTCAAGACCAACAGCGATCAAGAGGAAACCGTCCGCCTGGTTGAAATCAACAAGCTGCTGGCAGCCAGAGGGCAAATCGAGCAACGCGTGGCAGAGTTTTCGCAAAAATCGGAAGAAGAGCGCAGCCGCCGCGCCAAAGCCGCCGCTGGCGTTGCTGCGCAGGAAATCCTGCAAAAGCAATCGGGCGTGCCCAAAAGCTACCTGACCGACCTCAAGACGCTCAAAGACGCATGGGATACCGGCGCCATGTCGCAGGAGGTGTACGTCAAGGCCGTCTCCCAGCTTGCCAACGAGACCTACAAGGCCTCTACAGCGGGCAAGGAGGCCGCCAAGGGTGCCTCTGCAGAGGCCAAGGCCAACAAGGCCGGGGCGCGTGCTGGCGCGGCTGTGGACCGCGATTCGATGGCCGAACAGATTGCAGCCTACAAAAACACCGACAAGGCCATCCTCGACAGTCGGCAGGACTTTTACACCGCGATGGGCTACGCCGCGCAGATGGGCGAAAAGACCAGCCTCGAAGCCATCACCCAAGGGCTGGATCAGGAGTTTGAGGTGTGGATGCAGCGCTCGGCCCTGATCAACGCTGAACTGGAACTGCTGAAAAAGAAGAAAAATTCGCAGAAGGAGCAAGAAGACGCACGGGGCCGCCTGGCAGCGCTGGAGCGCGACTACGAGCAAGCCCAGCTCAAGGGCGCGGGCGAAGTGGCCGTCATCCTGCGCCAGCAGAGCGTGGCGTTTGTGGAGGCGGAAGCCTCTGCCAAGTCGTATCTCGACACGCTCAACCTGCAGTACAGCCGCGAACTTGCCGGTGTTGGCCAAGGCACCAAGACGCGCGACCGTGCCTCTGCCGTGGCCCAGATCACAGACCGGTATGACCAGCAAGCCCAGCAGGTCGAAAGCGACCAGCGCCGGGGCGCTTTTAAAGACAACCCGCAGCAGTACCAGCGGGAGCTTGAGCGCATCAAGCGCTACCAGCGCGAGGCACTGAGCAGCTACAACGCCTATTACGACGCCATGCAGGCCAAGCAGGGCAGCTGGGAGCTGGGTGCGCGTGAAGGCATCGCCAACTATTTCGAGCAGTCCCAGACCGTTTTTCAGCAGACTGAAGCGCTGGTGGGCAACGCGTTCAAGGGCATGGAAGACGGCCTCATGCAGTTTGTTACCACGGGCAAGGGCGGCTTTAAGGCGCTGGCCGACAGCCTCATTGCCGACATGATCCGCATCGCGCTCAAACAGGCCGTGCTGGGGCCGTTGATGAATGCGGTGGGCAGCTTTTTGCCCGGCATGGGCAGCGCTGCCGCCGCCAGTTCGGCGGGCACAAGCTCTTCCATTGCGACGATGATCGCCACTCCCACATTTGCCGCCAAGGGTCACGCCTTTGATGCGGGCGGGCTGGTGCCGTTCGCGCGCGGTGGCGTGTTTAACTCGCCCACGGCCTTTGGCTTTGGCGGCGGCAAGCTCGGCGTGCTGGGCGAGGCCGGGCCGGAGGCCATCATGCCGCTCACGCGCGGGCCGGATGGCAAGCTGGGCCTCGCTGGTGGCGGTGGCGGTGGCGGCAGCAGCACCGTCAGCGTCGTCATCAACAACAACAGCGCCGAAAAAGCCACCGCCAGCGAGACGGTCGATAGCCGGGGCGGTCGGCGCATCGAGGTCACGATTGGCGAGCTGGTGGCTGCCGAATTGCGCCGCCCTGGCAGCGCATCAAACAACGCCATGCGCAGCGCCTTCGGCTCTGCGCCCGCGCTGGTGGGGCGTTAAATGGCAGTCGCGTATGTCTGGCCGGGCAGCCTGCCGCAAGAAGTCCGCACCGGGTACACCGAAAGCGCTGGCATGCTGATTTTGCGCACGCCGATGGATGCGGGGCCGGCCAAAATGCGCCAGCGCGGCCAGCGCCCCGACGTGCTGAAAATCAGCCTGTACATGACGCTGCCGCAATTGCAAACGCTGCAGACGTTTGCACAAACCACGCTCAGGGGAACGGCGCGGTTTGGGTTTCCGCACCCGCGCACCGGGCAGCAGGTTGAAGTGCGCATCATTCCGGGCGATGGCGGCGAGCTGTACCAGATCACCGACTTTTTGCCCGATCAGTGGATCGTCAGCATGGGCCTGGAGGTGCTGCCGTGAGCCGCCTCGCCACCCTGAGCCCTGCAGCGCTGAAAGCCATGTTCTCGCCCGACGCGGGCGACAGCCTGATCATGCTGCTGACCCTGGACGGGCCGGGCATAGGCGCGCCCATCCGGCTGGCGGACGGCTACACCCAGCGCCTGAGCGAAACGGCTGACGAAGTGGTTTATGGCGTGGTCAGCCGTAGCCAGAGCTTTATGTTCCTGCCCATGCAGATCACGCTGCCGAGCGAAGAGGATGCGGCCGCGCCCCGGTTCCGAATCACGCTGCACGACGTGACGCGCCAGCTCATGCCCGTGATCCGCTCCATTCCCAGCGCGCCCACGGCCACGCTGGAGCTGGTGATGATGAGCACGCCCGACGTGGTGGAGGCGAGCTTTCCGGGCTTCAAGCTGGGCAGCGTCAACTACAACGCCGACTCAATCACCGCCGAGCTCTCTGTCGAGAGCTGGGCCGTCGAGCCCTTTCCGGCTCACACCTTTTCACCCGCTTATTTCCCAGGAATTTTTTGATGCAATCTGCATGGACCTGCCAATACATTGGCATCCCCTACCGTGAGCGCGGGCGTGGGCGCGATGGTGCGGACTGCTGGGGTCTGGTGCGCCTGGTTTACGCCGAACAGCTGGGGCACGCGCTGCCCGGATTTGAAGAGCGGTACACCGGCAGCCAGGATGCGGCCGTGCCCGAAATGCTCGCGCGTGCAAAAGAGGGCTGGGCGCGCCGCAAGTCCGGCGCGCAGCCGGGCGACGTGGTGCTGTTTCGGGTGATGGGGCGGCTTTCGCATGTGGGCATCGTCGTGGCACCGGGCTTGTTTTTGCACACCAGAGAGGGCTACGCGTCGGTGGTCGAGCGGCTTGACAGCGGCGCATGGCGGCACCGCGTTGAAGGCTATTACAGCTACACCGGCGAGCCGGTGGTGATCTCGGCCTGCCCGCATCCGTTGCGCACCCAGCGCATCGACGCGGCCATGCCGCCGGGCATGACACTGGCCGAAGTTGCGCAGTGGATCGACAGCACCCCCGCCGGGATTGACCCGTGCGCAGTGCTGCTGCTCGACGGCCAGCCCATACCTGCAGCGCTGTGGGCTGAAACGCTCACACGGCCCGGCCAGCGCATCGAATACCGCGCCTTGCCGCGCGGCGGCGGCGGCGGGCGCATGCTCCTGATGGCTGTCGTGACCTTTGCCGCCATTGCGATAGCGCCCTACCTTGCGCCCAGCCTGGTGACCGCCATGGGGGCCGCTGGCGTCACGGTAGGCCTGTCCACCGCCACGGCGCTGACAACGGCGGCATTGAGCATGGCGGGCACGCTGCTGATCAACTCGATTTTTCCCGTGCGCCAGGGCGCGTCCGGGGGCGGCGTGTCGATCACCTCCAGCCCGCTGCTGCAGGGCGGAAGCAACCAGTCCACGCCCTACGGCGCGATCCCGGTGGTGCTGGGGCGCTATCGCTACACGGCCCCCATCGGCGCCAACACTTACGCCGAAACCAACGCCACCACCAGCTACCTGCGCATGCTGCTGGTGTGGGGATACGGGCCGCTGCAGGTCAGCGATCTGCGCATCGGAGAGACGCCGCTCGACAATTTTGAGGAAGTCGAATACGAAACGCTTACCGGCCTTGATGACACGGCTGAAGACAAGGCGCACTTCAACAGCCTCTACAGCAAAGACGTGACGCAGGACAGCATCGGCGTGACGCTCAAAAAAGCCGACGGATACACCGAACGCACGATTGGCGAAGAGGTGGACCGCATCAGCATCAATCTGCACTTTCCGCAAGGGCTTTTTGGCCAGTCCGGCACATCGGGCAACGTCTTGGAGCGCACCTGCAGCGTGAGCATGCAGATCAGGCAAATCGGCACCTCATCCTGGAGCGAAGTGGCGCAGACCATCCCCTCAAAAGTGCTGAGCCTGCCGCCCGCCTGGTACAACACGGATGACGATGCCGCGCTGGAGCCGGTGTACCGGTGGACGCGCATCAGCCTGAGCAAGACAAACCAGATCATCGTGCGCCACGGCGCTTTCAGCGCATCGGCGAGCGCGGCGCCTAGTGGTGCCCTGCTCCAGCGCCTGCAGGCGGACAACTTCGGCGTGTCGGCCACGTTTGACCGGCTGCCAGCGCTCGGCCCGGAAGAAGAAGACCTCCACCAGATTTGCATTTTTGGCGACGGGGTTTACAGCGTTGTGGATACGCGTGGCCATCAAGGGATTGGCAGCGTGACCGGGTGCAGTCTCGCCATGTCCGCACGCACGGCAACCCTTTCGGCGGGCGGCGTCACTCGGGCGCAGGTCGAGACCTACAGCGTGCGCAAAAACACCCAGACCGCCTTCAGCGCCACCACAGAGTTTTATGTGCCGCGCGGGCGGTACGACGTGCGCGTCAAGCGGACAAACGAGTTCACCGGCAGCAACCAGACTTACGATGATTGCGTCTGGCAGTCGCTGACCGGATTCAGCAACAACAAGCCCATCGTCCCGCCCAAGCCTATGGCCATGACGGCGTTGCGCATCAAGGCCACCAACCAGCTCAACGGCAGCGTGGCCGGTATCAGCGGCACCGTGCAGTCCATTTGCAAGGATTGGGACAGCGCCAGCGGCACCTGGATCGTCCGCCCGACGCGCAACCCGGCAAGCTTGTTGCGCCATGTGCTGCAGCACCCGGCCAACGCCCAGCGCATCCCCGACAGCATGCTGGACCTGCCCGCGCTGCAGAGCTGGCACGACTACTGCCGCACCAACAAATTCATGTTCGACGCCGTGCTGAGCCAGCAAAAAAGCCTGCTTGATGTGCTTCGCGATGTTGCCGCCGCCGGGCGCGCATCACCGGCCATCCGCGATGGCCTGCGCACGGTGCTGGTGGACCGCCCGCGCACTACGGCAGCGCAGTTTTTTACGGCGCACAACTCCTGGGGGTTTGAAGGCGCCCGTGCATTGCCCGTGATGCCTCACGCGTTCCGGGTGTCATTCAGCAACGCCGAGCGCGGCTACCAGCCCGACGAAATGCTCGTCTATAACGACGGCTACAGCGCCTCAAATGCCACGCTTTTCGAGGCGCTGACGCTGCCCGGCGTGACCACCACGGCCGCAGTGTTCAAGCACGCGCGTTTTCATTTGGCTCAGCTGCGGCTCAGGCCCGAAACCTACACGCTCAATGCGGACATCGAACATTTAGTCTGCACACGCGGCGACCTGGTG